GATTTGATGCCATTTGGCGGGATATCTCAAGTAGTCAAATCTGTCGTCCACATCATCGATGCTGAAGTCTATCTGCACAGAGCAGAACTGAGACCAGAGATCGATCAGGGCATCTGATGCCCGGACAGTGGCATTGGTATTGTAATAGATAGAGACCTGAGATTTGTGAGGCACAGCCGAAAGAAAAATCTGATGCTCTTTGCTCAGCAAAGGTTCGCCGCCGTGGAAATGGATATATTTCAGTCGCGTGAGATCAAGATCTTTCCAGCACTTGTTGGCTGTATGTTTAATGGGTATCTTGAGTTCGTGTTTCCAAACACTGCTATTGTTTGGTCCGCACATCACACAGGCAAGATTACAGGTATCACCTACCCAGTAGTCCAAACGCACTGGCTCTATATCGGTTCCTTGGATGCCGTGATTTTGATACCATTGATTGCTGCCCAGGCGACGGCTGGTCTGTCCCAGAGCTTCGGTGTCTTTGCAGACGTGACAAGCACGGGGCCAAACACCCTGACGCCATGCATGGCGTATAGATTCTAGATAGGGGTCGTTGTCAAAGTCGATGTGATCTGCCCGGCGGTGCTCGGCTATGCAACAAGGAGCCAGTTCTAGATTTTGCCCCTGTGTGGTAACACTGAGATTTTTGAAGGCGTCTGTGCAAATTATCGATGATGCCATTGGAAAAATATTTAATACCAGACATCCGGACCGACTTAAATATTCCAAAGGCACACAAAGGCACCAATCATGGCAACTGAACTAGAACAGATAGAGGCACTATTGGCTGAATTCCGCAGACCTTGTCCAGACACCGCAGAATATCAGGACCGGCTGGCAGAGGAATTTGCCATAATCATCCAGCAGAGATTCACGGACTATTTCCTCAAGATACGTCGTGTACTGGATCTCAATCAGGACATACCACACATGACCCGCGGCTCAGCCGGCTCCAGCCTGGTATGCTATCTCATGGCCATAACCGATGTTGATCCCATAGAGTGGCGCATACCTCTTGCACGTTTTCTCAATCCGTTCCGAGACGACCTCCCAGACGTGGACATAGATGTGCCGCATCATCAGCAGGCCTTGGCCATGCAGCGCATCTTTGACGCATGGCCTGGTCGCACTGCTAGGATATCTAACTATGTGATGTACAAGGAACGATCGGCTCGCCGAGAAGCCGCCAAGCGGCTGGGTGTCCAAGGTCGTTTGCCGCGAGACATTGATTATGCCAAACTGGGCGTGGATCCGGAAGAGGCTGAACGCATCGAGAAAAAACTCATAGGCAAGAAACGCTGTCTATCAAAACACTGCGGCGGTGTGATAGTGTTTGACCGCAAGCTGCCACAGAGCCTGTTCCGTGCGGACAACCTCATCCTCTTGGACAAGAACGAAGTAGAGGATCTTGAGCATCTCAAGGTGGACATCCTGGCCAATCGCGGACTCAGCCAGCTCATGGAGATCGACCCTACTCGCATGATACACGAGTACCCCAAGACTGACGATCTCACTGCCGATCTCTTGCAGCGTGGAGATGTGTTGGGGGTGACACAAGGCGAGAGCCCGGCCATGCGACGTCTGTTTCGTGCTATCCGACCTACCTCAGTGGAGGACTGTGTGTTCGCCACGGCCTTGGTGCGTCCTGTAGCAGTAGAGGGACGCAAGAAAGCAAGTTTCTTCCATGACTGGACCAAGACTTCAGTGCAGGAGTCTGCCATAGTGTGCGAGGATGATGCCATAGAAAAGATCATGAAACTGATCGGAGTCAACGCCTACGAAGCCGACATGTATCGGCGCGCATTCGCCAAGCGCAATGAAGAAAAAGTCATGGAGTTCATGTCTCGCCTGGGCGATCATCCCCAGCGTGAACAGATCAGGCAGGAGATGCAGAGTCTCTCGGGCTTTGGCCTGTGCCGGGCACATGCAGTGAACCTTGGCAGATTGATCTGGGCCCTGGCCTATCAAAAGGCACACAATCCCCGAGAGTTCTGGAGAGCAGCTCTCATGCACTGCCAGGGTTCCTATGCACGCTGGGTCTATCGCAACGAAGCCAAACGTGCGGGATGGGATCTCAGAGATCTAGGTTTTGCAAACTGGATCACCGAAGATCCAGTGGAAAGTTTCCTAGAGCACGGTGCTTGGAACTCGCCAGGCTTCCTGCCCGGCATGGGCGTACGGAATCTCTACCTGGACCGTTATGAATTTGCTGGCATCGTGGCCAACAGTCGAGTATTCCGGCGAGATCGACAAAAATACATACACTTCATCACATTGGGGGTGGGTGAAGGCGAGTATGTAGATCTCATTGTGGATCGTCCCATCAAGTATGGATCTGGATCAGTGATAGTGGGTCAAGGTGAGCTAAAGAGCAGAGATGGTAGCCAGTTTTTGCAGTGTGTTCGGCAAAATGTGCAATCAACGCCGATTTTGTCATATCTGTCATCTTAATCCTATTTTGCCAGCAAAATAGTCCGCCAACATGCAATAACCATTATCGTTAGGATGCCCACCTGGGCCATATACCGTTGATTGGTGTGGTTGCAAAATCACATCGTCGACGTCAACCCACCAGTCGGGCTGATGCTGGTCAAGCAAAGTTACCATGGCATTGAGACAAACCAATTTCCTGTGTAGATCCTCGATGCCAATATCAAATTCTTCAAGCGGCATACCCAAAGCTCGAAAATCATTGTTGCCTTTGTAATTTCTAATCCACGACATTTCTTGTTTATACTGATTCGATTTGAAACTGAGCCCGGTTATTAAGATTTTGACATTTTGAGACTTTACAAAAAATAAAAATTGTAATGCTAACATCACGGTAATTTGAACATCATTCCAAGGGTGCCATAGATCAGTAAACAATTGATCCACAGGGGTGGGATTGAGTGCATTGGGCCAAACCTGATGCCACTTGCCACGTTTAAGCACTTCTAGCCGGCTTGCTGGAGCCAAGGGAAAAATTACCCAATCATAATCACGATCACAACAAAGTTCTTCAATACCAAACCTGATCTGCCTCTGATTACTCGAGCCACGGCGAGCCAAGTTGGTTACAGATACACTGTACTTGGCTGCCATCTGTGCAGGCCAACTACAAGTTTTTGGGTCAGAACTTTCAGCTCCAAAAGTCCAACTGTCTCCCAAGGTAAGGATTCTCATGACGACGATTTAATATTGCCCAACAACTGTTTCAGTTTTGCACTCTGTACTTCGGCAGTGATCTTTCCGGGCTCATCAGCCACGGTAGCATTTGCTTCATCGTCGCTCAGGGTGCTCTTGGCTTTGATGCTTTCATAGATCGACGGAGCACGTTTCTTGAATTCTTGATAGTCTTGATCTTCGGCGAGATCGCGTATACGCAAACTCTCGATATCAAATTCTAGTTCTACTTTCTGTCCTACGCCCGAGCTGGAACGTGTCTTCATACACTGGATCTGATAGCGCCCGCGTTCGCGCATGGCCCGGCTAGTGAAGATACCAAACACGTTGTCTGCTGTGTTGATCTTGGAAATGCCGCCTGATATGTGACTGTGATCAAACTCGATTTCTTCTACTGCGGCGCGATTCAACTGCGATGCTGTCACGAACAAGATGTTGAGTTCTTTGGCCAAGTTGCGTAGTTCTTCTGAAACATACTTGTCTTTCACGAACAAGTCGTTAGGCGATACCTTGGCCGACACCGGCATCAAGAGATCTAGATAGTCTACACAAAGGAAATCAGCTCGGACCTTGGTCTGTATTTCAAGTTCTTTGAGATAGGCCCGGATGTCGTTCACAGTCGACTGGGCCGGCATGTATTTCACCCTCAGGCGACCAGCTTTCTTGGCCATCATCTTGACCTTCATCTCCACGGTGTCAATATCCTTGAAGATGTCCTTGGTGGCCGTATTGGTCATCATGCTATCAATACGATACGAACACAAGCCTTCTGAAAGTTCCAGCGTGATATACACTCCGTTCAGTCCGGCCTGCACCCAGTTCACTGCCAAGTTCTGCATGAACAGGCTCTTGCCTGATCCTGAACCGCCCGCGAAGATCTGCAGTTCTCCTCTATTGAATCCGCCGTAAAGCAGCTTGTCCAAGGCAGGCCATCCTGTGCTGTTCTGTCCGTTGTTTGACTTCAGGGCCAAGAGCCTGGCACGTGGATCATCAAAGTAGTCTGTTCCCATGTCCTTGGTCAAGGAGATCTGCACAGCGTCCTTGATCAGTTTCTCTACAGGATCAAAGTTGCCTTTTTCCAACAGGTCAGCACTCTTGAGGATTGCACGTTCCAGTTCCTGCCGGCGTGTGAATCCTTCAAACTCTTCCAAGAACCAGTCAAAATGTCCTTCCGTGAGATCGGGCACCGTCGCTAGTTTGATGCCGGTGGTGGCCGAAATCTGCGCACGGTCCGGCATAGTTTTGTGTTCGTCACAGTGAGTCTTGACGAACTCGGCTGCAGGTCTTAGGGTGCGATCAAAGTTTTCGGGATTAAAGATGTTCTGCACGCGTACATAACTCTGTGCATCCTCTAGCATCATCTCTAAGAACAGCTTTTGTACTTCAATATTATAATCTTTTAACAAGTTGCTTCTTCCTTAGTTCTATCTTGATACGACTGGTTTCTCGCGCCTGCATGATATGTATCAAGGTAGCAAGCCTTCCGAAATGCTTCACGGCATCGTTGACGTCCTTGACCTCTCTAGGCCAATCCGGCATGCTCACAGCCCAACCCAGTTCTAGAGCTCGATCCACCAGCTTCATTCCGGCTGTGTCTTGATCGGGTACCACAGTGACTTCACGTCCAAGACTACGTATGAGTCGTGCCTGTGCATCAGAAATCTCAGCGTGCAACACGGCCAGGCCCGAGATGCTCAAGGCATCAAACACACCTTCCATCACGATCACATGCTGCCAGTCCGGTCTTTGTAGATCGGTGCCAAACACATAGCCAGGCTGTATGTCATGGATATACTTGGGTGTCTTGTCATCAAGATACCTCGTGGTATGCCCCACTATGCGTCCATCATAGGTAAAAGGCACGATCAAACCTGGCCGAGGCCGCCATTTGGCATTGGGCTCACCGCCATTCATGCCCATGGGATAGTCCTGGGGCATGTACCTATCTCTGAGATACTGCCAATGCACCGGTGTATGCTTGTCCACGATGATGAATCCTTCTGGCAGCTCACGATCCTCAAATCTTATGTCCTGCAACACATTGGCTGTGCGCTGGCGATCATCCAAGATACCCTGCACCGATCTGTGACGCAGGCTTTCGAGATTGATGCGCTCGATCTCTTCTGACGGCACGTTCATCCAGCTCAGTAACTTGCGAGCTTTGAACGACAGATTGCGCCCTATGATAAAGCTGGCAGTAAATCCACAATTAAAACAGTGATAGCTCCAGCCTTGATCCGTGACCTTGATACCACCCCGTTGACGGCGATCCGCGCTTTCTCCGTTGTGGACGCAACACGGCGCATTGAAACTGATCCAGCCCGAATTGGTGTTTTTCCTGCGGGCGGGTAGATAAGCGAGCACATCAAGCATCACTGCAGTATACAGCTTCTTGATGGAGAAATCAACTCTAACGGTAGAGTATGCGCGTGATTTCGCCTGTGGTGATTTCTACTAGGGCAGCCTGATTTTGGGGTGGAGTTTCCACATAGCCACTACCGCCATTGGTCACAGTGATAGAAGACACACTGCCGTTGTTGATCGTGGCTGTAGCCGTGGCCCCGGCGCCCACGCCCAAAATCACTACCTGCGGTGGGGCGATATAACCTTGGCCAGGATTGGTGATCATGATGGATGTGACCACGCCGTTTTGTACCACAGCCGATGCTGTGGCCTTGACCGAGCTAGGCACACCACCATAGTCGTTGATGGCCAATCTCAACACCGGATAGTGACCAGCTACATTGATGTAGTTGGTAGCAGTTTCGTTGTAGTAATTGTAACTGGGGCTGACGTCGGCCCAGGGTCCTTGATACTGTGTAGCTGCCTGCACCACGATGTTGCCGGTGTAGTTCTGCATGTCCAAACTGAACGTATGAAAATCTTCGTTCGGAGCATTGACTTCGCTGCTGTAGATGCGCGGTGGCGTATAGGGCTCGGGTGCGGTTTGCGGCTGTGCCCAGTCTGGACGACCAGTGCTGACTATGGGCTGAGGATATATGTCAGGCCCAGTAACTGTGGGGATGGTTATTTCACGACTCTGTTGGAATTCTGGCATCACCGAATCTACAACGTTTGCCTGGCCGCGGGCCTGACTGTTGGCATCAACATACACTGCCTGTTCGTAGCTGCCCAAGGGCTGTCGCTGCATGATTGAGTAGCTGGCAGGCTGCGCTACCACGTTGATGGTGTCGCTGTCTGTGAGCACCACCTTGGCACGACCCACTGTAGGGCTCAAGATATCCATCTCTTTGCTGAGCAGCACTCGTGTACCGCTTTGGTCCAAGAGCCGGAATACAAAATCGCTGCCGGTAATATTGATGGGCTTTTGATCTTGGTTGATAAATTCAAACAATATGACGTTATCAACACCTTTGTTAATGGTAAGTTGTTTTGAGTACACCGGGTTCCACCTCGCTTTGAAGTACCCACCGCCAACATCTACCAATAATACCTGTTGGATTTGTTGATATAAGTACGCAGTGGTTGAATACATAAGGATCTCCAACAATATTTATGGGTGGTAACATCTTCATACAACTGGCCGAACGGTATCCATTTATAACTCTGTGTACCTATGCCAACAACGAATATGTAGGCATTGTACAAAACAGAGACGACCTTGTCACTACAATCTACGATTTTGGCGCTGTACAGGGGCAAGAAAACAAGATACGCTTTATTGAGCTGGCCAACGTTTGGTGGTGGGAGAGCAATCGCAGTATCCCTATCAACATTTTCCTCAAGCAGGACTGGGAACAGTTCCGCGGATATTTGCGCACATTCATGAACAAAGATCTCCAGATCTTACATGGCCCAGTGTGTAGTCTCCAGGATCTAGCTCGTAAAAAAAGCAAGCGCAAAAGCATCACGCTAATCCGCCGAGTGGAGTAGATTCATGTGTAGGGCCACCAAACAGGCATAACTGATGGCATGGCTCTTTTTGAACACATATCCGCGGCTATCATCGCCATCCCACACTGACGCAAATATTTCATCCCAGGAATGACCCTGCAAATGTGCCTTGCCTGGCCTTATTATCGAAATGAATGCAGCCATCCTAGTGATGCTGTCAGGGCGCATCTCGACCAGCAGCTGGGTGTAGTTGCCCACATGCACCAGTTGCTGTGCCCAGGCAGTGTCCTCCCATAGACGTGTCCAAGGCGGATCACGCGCCAGCATGGCTTCGTAATGAGCACTGTCTCGCACCATCTGATACACTGTCATGTTGAGTAGGTCCAGCTTGAAATAACCGCGATCCTCGGCTTTTTGATAGTCAATGGCGGCGAAACCGGTGCGTGCATCACGCGGGATCGCTTGCACGTAGACACCACTGTTGTGTACCTGGATCCGTCCGTCACGTACTACATGCGCCGGAATATGCTCGATAAGATCGAGCAGTTGCTGCCGATCTGGCAGGTCAATATCAATGTCTGCACTCATGCCAAAAAGTTCCTAATGTCTCTGAGATCTTGCCAATATTCTACGCGATCTTGATGCAGATCGCGACCGGTCATCTGCTCGATCTGGCATTCGATCCAGGCCTGTTGCAAAAGATCAAAAGATGCTAGATCATGATCTCGTCCCTGTTGCCAACTGTTTATCACAGCCTCACAGTGAGACAGCGAATCGCGGTATCGATGCTGTCTAAGGAATCTGCCATGCACTTCCCGAGCCACCGCTAGATCGCGCACGGGTGTATCTAACCACTCTGCCAACTCTTCTAAGGCACGGATGAATCTGGCCGTTTGGAAAAAATCCTGAAAATGCCAGCGCCGCACCTGTGCGAGATGATGATAGCGCATGCTGTCACGCAAGGCTATGAAACCGTTGCGAGCATGATTGCGGAATGAGTTCCGAAAATACTCACGCAGTACCCAGCGCGGACAGTCACGGTGCTGGCTGTCCAATCGCCAAGGTCGCACGCCATGGATTTGATCACACTCGTTGCGTATGTGCCAGGGCAAATTGTCCCAGTCATGCCAGGTTTCAACTCGTGGCCAATTGGTGTCCCGCACGCGAGCTACACCGGCCTGTAGTGACTCTAGGCTGATGCGTTGTAGTTCGCGCAACACTGACCGATAGGCATCCGTGTTGAGTTTGCCATATGTGTCATGATCGAGCTCGTTGATATCTACACCAGCATCTCCGGCTCGTAGGAAACAAGTGGCAGTCAAGGTCAGGAGATCCTCGTGGTCAAACCATATCTGTATGATAGAACCTCTCCATTCTGCTAGACTAGGACCCTGTTCCACCGGTAAGGTCCAATGACCTTGATTGGCATAGTAATGTTCTTCACAAAAAACACGCGATTGCCAATAATGCTCAACCACGTCGTGGCTGGTGCCTGTGTCTGTAAAGGGATCTGGCCCCAATACTTCCAATGGTAGATCAGTCAGGCAACGGTTACATACCCAACTCAAGAAGTGTCCATGGCTGCCTGGTACATAGTCTATGGCGATCATAAGCCGGCAGTGGTCAGTACATGACGACACCATTCTTGATCGGCTGGGAAATCACGGAATTTGCGCTGCCATACATCAGGATCGATCCAGGGCAACACCAGGTTTGTGTGTTCGTTGGTGAGATTGTCCAAGAATTCGATACCGCTATCGCAGTTGTACACGATCCACGGACTTACTCTTCCCGTGGTTATATGATAGCACACCCGATTGGCACTGGCGTAGAGGAAATAATCCGCGACACCGTTTCGAAGATCAGGCACGGATTCCACATAGTCTGTGATCTCACGCATACCGCGTTCGAGGGCATCAGCTACAGCCTCGCGTGGCAGCCACCAGTGCAGATATTCCTCATAGAGGGCATCGCGACACCAGTGATCAATCTTCTTGTTAGTGCGCAGTAACCAATCCAGGAACTGCGAGGGATTTACTGCTCGTATGGCCACGCAGTGGCGACCGAATCGCACAAACGCCCGATAATACTGACTGCTGACAAAATCATCCCAACTTCGCAAGCGACTAGATCCCTGTTGTGTTTCGTAAAAACGCAGGTATGCTTGCAGTCCTAGCTCAACTCCGCGTTCGTTGCGTTCTCGCCAGCGGCGCTTGGGTTCACACAAATGTACTTCTAGGCTGCTCTCGCGACGGAACACTCGCTCACAAAACTCACAGCGGAAGTCGTCGCTCATCCTTTACCGTGATCATGATAGAATTTTGTAACAGCGGCATCGTTGTTGAGTGCTAACATGGCAGTGATGTCGTCGTTCTTGGCTGCGGGCAGGATCTCAGACAGCATCTTCCTGCCGTTGCGACTTCCGGGCTCTTTCTTCTTGGTAGGGATCCAGGCATGCCGATGTGTTCCCATGCCCGGGCTCACAGTGGTGGCTGTAAGCCATTGCAGTTTGGGATGGCGATTGATGGCAAAAAAGTTCTTGTTGAGACGTTCGTTGGTTGCGATCACATAAAACTCTTGGAGATCTCGACCCCCGTCCACGGTGCTGCCCCAGCGTATCATGAGATAGTTCGAGAATTTCTTGCGCTCTTCTTCAGTTAGGCCATCATAAAAACCTCGATCCTTGCGATCAAAACAGCGCATTTCGTTACCAATGTTGAGTTTATCCATTACCAGGCCTGATTGTAATCAACCACTTCGCAGTTGCGAGATATGTCTTTTACGAAGTATACACATTCAGGGTTGGTGCAGTTCTGTATGGGTACGGTGAGCATCTGTCCATTCTTGAGCTTGGGAGAATACCATGTGATCTCATTATAGACATCCATGATCTCAATGTCAAGGAAACTAGGGCGAAAGGATGTTAATGGATTGAATTGGAAAGCCTTGAATCCGCGATCGTTGATCGATGTCAAAGGCAGCATTTCAAGGTCGCCAAGATCAGGCTCACCAATGAGGATTTGCCAATCCACAGGCATGGTGATACGATTTTCTCCTATGCGCAACACCAAGGCCGGTGCGGCAAAACTTTCTAGGAATATCAGTGGGATGTAATGATAATCGGGATTCCCAGGATCACTGTTGTCCAAGATAGAAAATCGCATGTCATCAATTTCTTCCGGCAAGGTATCAAGATCATACGGCAGGTTGTCCAGCGTGAGTATTTTCATATCTTGATTATACTATATCTCTCTGCCAGGATGCAACCGTGGCATGCAAATCACGGAGTTGTTGTAGCAATACTGCCATGTCCGACAATGGTACCATGTTGGGTCCATCGCTGGGTGCGCGATCGGGATCTTCGTGACACTCAAGAAACACTGCATCAACCGCGCCAGTGGCCACGGCTGCTCGTGCTAGATACGGTACCATGGTTCGGTCGCCTCCTGATGTTGCACCCATGCCGCTGGGTTGTTGTACGCTGTGGGTACAATCAAACACCACAGGATAACCAGAACGTGCCATGATGGGCAGGCTGCGCATGTCAACCACAAGATTGTTATAGCCGTGAGTGACTCCGCGCTCGGTGAGCAAGATTCGATCATTACCGGTGCTGGATACCTTGGCCGCGGCGCGGGCAGCATCGTTGGGAGCCATGAACTGACCTTTCTTGATGTTCACTGCCAGGCCTGATTCGCCTGCCGCCACCAAGAGATCGGTCTGCCTGCTCAAGAATGCCGGAATCTGGATCACATCCATCACAGCATCGGCACACAGTTCAGCGTGCTCGGGATGATGTATGTCGGTGAGCACTGCGATATCCAGTTCGTCCTTCACACGGTGCAACACCTCAAGCCCATGTTCGATTCCGGGACCGCGTTGGGTGCCGATGCTGGTACGGTTGGCCTTGTCATAGCTGCTTTTGTAGATGAAATTCACTCCCAGGTGATCGCACATCTCGGCCAACACACTAGCGATCATGCGTGCATGATCTAGACTTTCTATCTGGCAAGGCCCAGCAATCACTGTGAACGGGTGACCTGGACCGATCTTTTTGCTGCGTATCATCACTGCCATTCCAATTTCTCCTGCGTAAATGGATATTCTGCTTCTCGATAGTAGGCCTTGCGCTTGGTGAGATGACGCTTGGCAAACCTGCAGGTGCTGGTTATGTCCCAGATCTGCACGAAGTCTTTGTCTTCGGCTTTCCTGATTCCGCGTCCGATTGATTGTATGACCCTGACAAAGCTCTTGCCAGGTTCGATGAGCACGAGATTAAAGATCCTAGGAATGTTGATTCCAACAGCCGCCACGCCATAGGTCGCGACGATGATCTTATCGTCTGTCTCCGCCACAGAGTCATAGTGATCCTGCCTTTCCCCGGCCTTGGTAGCACCTGATATGAATACTGCATTATTTAATCTGGATACCAGTTCTTGTCCAGCCGAAATACGATCCACCAATACCAAGGTATTGCCAGTCTCGTTCACCTGTTGTATGAGCCGGGACATGGCATCGAGGCGTCCTGATTCTTCCAGGAGATATTTTAGTTCGCTTTGGTAATTGGTATGTTCTACCACGTCCACTAACTGCACGATATTCACATGGCATTGTGCCAGCACACCCTGCATCTGTAGATCCGCTGCAGCCAACTTGGATATCACGGGTCCGAGACTGACCAGCAGGGCCTTTGACTCAAAGTCTTCTTTGGGTATGGTGCCAGTGAGACCCCACCTGATCGGCACTTGCGCCATCACGCCGGTGAGCAGTGTTTTCAAGGCATCAGCCTTGGCCATGTGTACTTCATCCACTATAACACATACCACATCCTCGAGGAACTCGGTTATCGTGATGTCTGCTGTTTGGTTCTTGGTGTTCTTGAGCAACACGTTCAGGCTTTGCCAAGTGCAGATGGTGTGTGTACGGCCAAACTCTTTTCTGTCGCCAAAGAATACGCCCACATCCAACCCCATGTTGATGTAGTCTTTTTCCGTCTGCGTGACGAGGCTCTTGTTGGGCACGATCACGATGCTGCGACCATAGGGTGTGACAGCATGACTGAGCGCCGCTGTCATGATGGTCTTGCCTGCGCCCGTGGCCACTTCTTGCAGGCACTGCGGGTTGGCCAAGAAGTCGTTGATGATGCTGACTTGGTAGTCACGCAACATCATTGGAGCGCCGGCTTGGGGATGACCGGTGGGCCAAATGATGTGAGCAAAGGTGTCTTCGGACACACGTTCAAATTCAAAAGTGGTACGATACTGGCGCTGATCGTCTAGATCGATGTCATAGTTCATGTTCTCCAGCACCGGAATGATTTCCGGCAAGAGATTCACATAAGTGCTACCACCCAGCTGGAAATAGCTGACTTTGCCATCCCATCTTCCCAGCCTCACTGCCGGTAGATATCGTGCATAGGGTACATCGTACTTGAATTTGTTGACCAAGGTGCGCCGGGCATCCAGCTCTAGACCTTCGATCTTGACGTTGACTTCGTCGCGGATCACGAGCCGGCACGTGGTCATGCCAGTGACCTCTGTATCACGGTCTTACATTTTGCGCTATGACCATGCAGGCCAACCATACCCACAGTGTGTTGAAACCCACCAGAGTAGGCAGTAGTTTTTTGTGGCTGGCCCATATCAATGACAGGCTGGTACAGAGAGCTATGATGTATAGTTGCCAAATTTGTATCCCAAAAATCAAACCTGGCACGATGATCGATGCCTTGGCCAGCCAACTGGCTGCTTCGATTATATTGTAATTGGTCCAATAGGCTTTTGTAAACCACATTTGATAACATCGAGCTATATTTTTCCAGCCTATCATGGTGTACATTAAAGTCACCAAAGTGATGCTTATGCCCATGGCCCAAGCCACTTGATCCCATGTCATTGTTGTTGCCTCCAATCATGATAAAAACCATCATCTATGTATCTATCCAGTAATTTTTCCAGTGCATAGGTCGCTGTGCCATCTAGGATCTCTCCGAGATCTATGGTTTTGGATGTGCGCTGAGATACCACAGTACTGAAATCCAATAACACCTGGGCATATTGATCCAGGGACTCGGCTCCACAGTAGCGCATCATCTCTTGCCAGACATGTGCTGGGTGCATGCGCTGGAATCGAGCCGCGGCCCATTGTGCTAGATCAGGCTGGCACACAGTGATGCCAATAAAATCGTGCCCGCGTAGGACATGATAATCAAGATCATGGCTGGGCAGACTGCGGTAGCAATCAGACATCGAGACAACATAGGCATCTTTTTGCTGGGCATCAAAAAATTCATGGGGTTTTTTCAACCGGGATCTATCAGCACCCACCCGTACTCGACCCTGTTCCAGTGTGCAGTCTCGATCATCGATCAAGGCCGTGATGAGATCACCACAGGTGCCACCGGCATAACATACTATGTGCATCGATATTGCCAGTGGATCTTGATGTTGCCGTTCACCATGTCATCTATTTCTGGCACTTGCGCAATTTCTGTGATGTCTGAGGTAACAGGAATCTTTTCATAACTCACACGCACAGGATCAAATCCCAAAGGTGTCATGCGGTCGATCCATTGCTCCAATAGATCACTGAAGTGATACTTCAATCGGTTGTGGAAAATAAAGATGTCGCGAAAACTGAAAAATACCTGGCATTCCGGACGGAAAAAACGTGCAGTGTTTTGCCAAAAGTTGGTGAGGTAATCAAAGGTGCGCCAGCGCAGCCTCACAGTGTTGTTGATCATGAAGTTGTCCGCGCTGTGATATAGATCTTCTACGGTGCCTTCATCAGTGTAGATCCGGGCCTGGGGATACCACGACTGCACCACTGGTTCGAGATCTACCACGGTTAGATTTGGGATGATACCATCAAGGTAGTAACCTGCACTGTCCCACGCAATGGTGTGGCCCGTGCCACAGTGATCAACCACGTATTGATCCCAAGGATCGAATTTTTTCACTGTTGCACGGCGATTGTTCACATAATATCTGTGCTTGGGCTTGCCAAATTTCCATTTGATATAGTTGTTCCTGTAAGAATCAACCCAGGGACCGTCAGCGTAGCAATCTATCACTTTCGGCATATCAAGATCTCACTAGAGGGCACGACCCAGGTAAACCAACTACCATCTTCTACAAAGGTGCTGGTAATGTTTATGATGTTGGCACCCGCGATGTGTTTGCGCAACCAGCATATCAGCGCCGCATCATAATTTTCGGGCAAGTCGTGATCCTGCACAGATTCGTTGGCATTGAGGTAGTATTTGTTCATGCAGAAATAGATCACAGGGCATTGCTCCAAGAGCTGGCGCAGTTTGCCCAGCATGACTGATGCATCCAGTCTGCTGAACTGCTGGCTTGTGATGATCACAGCTTCGGCAGATTCTGGCGGCACGATCTCTATACCGTGTTCTTTTACAAAATCATCGAGGATGTGATTGTCCTTGACAAGGTGCAAGCGCGAGATGCCGTTGGTGATCACGAAGTCTTCGAGATTTTTTTCGCGACGAGAGATACAAGGCTCGCTGAACCATCTCAATTGTATTCTGTTCCAGTTAGGATGCTGCCAATGATGCGGATGAGGTTTGAAAACCACTTGCATCGGGTACTTATGTTTGGCAGTGGCTGGCCAAAAAAAGAGGGACTGTTTTATCAGTCCCTCAAAAAGATCGCCCAGGAGCTAGACTAGCAGGCGACCCAACTATCAATCATGTTTCATGCAAGTTGTTTCTGCCAAGGCGCGCCAGTTTGCGCTCACCTTGGTAAGATCTGCAATCTTCAGCGCCATGCGCAGGCTCATCTCGCGCAGTTTGTCGCGATTCTGATTCATGAACTCCAGTATCTCTTCACCTTGTTCCGCCGTAAAATCATAGTCTTGGAACAGATCACCTTTGCGGAAGATCTGTTTGATGCGCAAGAATTTGTCGCGCATGGTGTTCAGCGTTAGGTCCAGGAAGTGGCACCGGCTCTGCAGAGCTTCGAGGTGATCCTGGAGCTTCTTTGACTTGAGATTGTCAAATTTCAAGTTGGTGATAAAGATCACCGAACCCTTGAAGTCAAACATGTCGGGCACACCTTCTCTGCGCAACATCGAAGAATCTGAGTTCCAGTAGATCCTGCGTTTTTTACCTGAGTCTAACGCGGCCTTGAGGATATTCAGGGCCACGTCGTCCAAGAGGATCGAGTCACAGTCATCAAACACCAGGACGTTTTTGGGGTCGCTGTATTTGTACAGAGTGCAGTACAAGCCGATGGGCGTCATGGCGCCCTTGATCACTTCGTATTTGACTCTTTTGCCGGACAGCTGATCGAACATGCCAGATTTTTCCAGCTGATATTCTACGCCGTAGCTCTTGCCCACTCCAGGAGGCCCTACCACGATCATGGCACGCACATCACCCGCGATGGTGGCTTTGGTCATTTCATCTAGGATGTCAAATCTGCGCGCGATACGCTCCATGACTTCGTCATCAGTTTCGGTATGAACTTTGGGCATTTCTACTATATTAGTCCTGCTCACGACTTCTCCTGAAGTATATTCAATGTCTTCGATGCCATTCACTCGGATTCGCACTACGTCAAACTCGGGTCCGAAAGCACCGTCTGATTTTACAGTGACAAACCCGCCTTTGCGACCAGTCTGGAATCCCTTGACCAGACTGAAAGTTTGATCTTTTACGGGTTGATTGCGGTAAACGCCGCGTCGTACAAGTATTGTGCTCATTGCTAGTAGGCTCCTGTTATTGCACTGTATGTCATTATTATATGAAATTTGGGTTTTTTGGTCAACCGCTGGGCGCATGCTAGGTTAGTGTTCACTTACCTTGTATAGCCACGTCCAACATCCCTTATTATTGCAGATCTTGCGTTGTTGGCCAAGACCCAGTGTTGCACAAAAACCACAACTAGATAACCGGAGTCCAAAGCATGGTTTTTTGACGATCGATTCGAATCGATGCTCGCATTTCACAGGGACCGATCAACTCGTAGTGCCAATTACCAGTGAGTCCAGATGAGCGATCGATCTCAACCAACTGGCCATCAACACTAACACAGCGACGACAGTCAGGAGACACGGACGGTGGTGCAAAGAAATCCCGTGGCAGCACTCTTTGCCCACCTGAACTTTCGCTGCCAGGCAAACACAATAGACAGCCGGTGTAATTCATGTGCAAATCTCGCCAGATCACAGACCCACGACCAGCAATGCTGACGGCGAGATCTATGTCTCCCCAGAGATCTGCTTTGGTGTACCACTCTGTGTTACCGATGATGAGGTCATGATAGACCACTTCACCGTTCCATGACACTTTAGCGTACAAGTCAGACTTGGGCACTACATCCAATATCAATCTCACACAGCGTTGCATGCTATTGCCAAAAGTTTTTGATCACAGGATCATCCACTTCGTGCGGTTTAGGAGATCCATGGAAAACCAATATCGAGGTTCGACTGTCCAGGTGGGTACCGGAACCAGGATTTTGATACTGGCGTGTTTTGAAGTTCATGCCTCCGTCCTTGACCTGCCAGCGCCAACTCATAGCCGACATGGGCAAAAAGGTACGCAGGTTGTTAGGAGTTATCTTATCGCTGATGTAGTCTTGATCGCCATTGTAGTGCCGCATGATTTGTGCAAGGTTGGCTTGGTCAAAGTCACGCCAGATCCAATCAAAACGTGTAGTGTCCCACCACATCACCGAACTGTTGATGCCTTGGTGCGTGGGTTTCCAGAGATATCGATAATCTTTGGGTGCCCACAAGAATTTTGTAGATAGTTCGGTGATCCAATCTAGTCGTCCAACGATGACAGTGTCAAGATCGAAGTACAGCAAAGGTCCTTGATAGTAATCACAGTTGAAGAGTTGTATCTTGTACCACCAACTTTTCCTGGCACCCCATTGTCCTGGCCATTCTTTCAGCACATGTTTGGTCATGTGTGCGGGCACCGCTCTTGACTCTTCGGTGTAGACATGAAAAATTACATCGCGATTAAGATTGCGTGAAATCATGCTGTAGAGTCTATCTACGTAGCTCCAATCGTATCCAGTGCTGTGTATCAAACAGGCGCAATGTAGAGCACCGCGGATCACTGGTGGTGCCGCATCGCGTGTTTCTTGTTGCATGCGCGCCAAGGCTTTTTCTGCGCGTCGCTGTTCTTTCAAGGCCGCCCGTTGCTGTCGTTCAAAAGCTTCGGCCTGTTGTTGCCGCAACAAACGTTTCCAATCTTTACTGGTCATGAAATATACCTGGTCAATCTTTCAAACGGCAAACCCAGTGCCATTTCCTCTACTAGATATTCGGTGTGGCAAATTTCGATAAACCATGATGTTCGATCTTTATCGTTAGCAGACTCGAGCTTGTTGGGTGAAATTGATACCGGATGTGCTAGACTGGTGCTGTCTACGATGACCCTGCAACCGGCCATGGCAGATTGTATGCCTACTCCGCTGTTGTGATTAACCGTGGCATGATAATGATGCGCAAGATCAAAACTGTCGTAGGTGTTGGCCAGGGCTCGAGGTGCTTGAATCGTGACTCCAGACCTTATGTCTGCGACATTGATACGGCTGCGGGGATGAGGTCTGACAGTGATACTACGATCCGTGTGCTGGCGCACGGAATCAATGGCATGATTAATCCAGGCCTCTTGAGACTGCCATGTTTGCATTTGTAGGCTTTTGGCGTGCTGTCCAGCGATCAATATCCCACCGTTGTTGTGTACTTGATGTTCGAGGCGGATTCCGAGCTTTTCGGGCCTGGTCAGATCAATGTCGTTTTGGTGTCCGTAGTGCCCTTGGGCCGTGACATGGTTTAGAGCCACCTTCCAAGTCACATTACGACAGATACTGCCTACATCAATCACAAACACTGGCCGTCCTTGGTCACGAAACTGCTGGTATACTTGCTGATTGTTGCGCATGCGTCCAGCCCAGAGCACACTCCAAATCACCACAGCATCGGTTGCCAGATCATTGGGCCGTATCTGCCAGCCGTGGCGCCGTGCGCCCTGCAAGAATGCCTGCATGGGTTCACGGCTGTTGAGCGCACATTGATTTTCGAACCACCCCAAGGTCCCGGCCACTAAATATCCCTATGAAATACACAGTAGTTACCACCTTTAACGCTGCCGGATACAATCGATATGCCAGCCGCATGATTGACACGTGGTTACAGACCTGGCCTAGCTCGGTGCAGCTACGGGTGTATGCCGAAGACTGCGAAGTCACGCAGCGGGCACCAAATCTCGAGATACTGGATCTTGCCTCGACCAGTAGCGATCTCGTGGCCTTCAAACAGCGCTGGGGCTCGGTACCCAAGGCCAATGGTCACATATCTGACGATCCCATACGCGGCTTGAGAAAAGACAGCGCCAAGGTATTCAAGTGGGATGCTGTGCGATTCGCGCACAAAGTGTATGCCATATTCCATGCTGTAAAAACTGCTCAGCGACCTTGGCTGTTGTGGATGGATGCAGACATGGTGTGCCATTCGCCTATCACCGAATCATTCATAGACACCATGTGCCCGGATAATCAAGATCTATGCTACCTTGGACGGCATGGCAAATTCAGCGAGTGCGGACTCTACGCCATGCAACTGGGCACCAAGGGTACCACCCGATTCGTCAAGGAATTCCAACGCATGTATAACGATGCTGACAACGGCATTTTTACTCTGGGCGAATGGCATGACAGTTTCGTGTTTGACAGTGTGCGCAAGAAGATCGAAGGGCTACGGCAGTGGGACTGGGCTACGGGATTGCCCGATCTCCGCCGTAGCCCGCGAAACACTGCTGGTGAAGGCCACCCGCTCATCAATTCTCCCTGGGGTGCCTATCTAGACCACCTCAAGGGCGACAATCGCAAACAGGCCGGACATAGTCTCCCACATGACATCAAGGTTCCCCGAAACGAAAGCTATTGGCAACAGATCACATGACCTGGATCTTCCTCAGCAAGGGCGGCGTGGACGAGTATATCAATCTCTTCGCCAAGGGATCGGGTCAAGAGCCTACTACTTTGGAAACCTGGGACTACGATAGCAGCCGCGATCCCTTGGTATTGCGCGGCATACTCAAGCACAAAATAATCAAACGATGTTGGCAGGATCGGAGACCGTTCTTGTACATCGACACCGGATATTTTGGCAATCGTCCAAATCCGCAAAATCCGCATGGCTGGAAGACCTGGCACCGCGTAGTACCAGACAATTTCCAACACAGTGACATCATCGACCGGCCAGCAGATCGCTGGGAGCGACATCGTATCTCGCTGCGTGCCCGACAGCAGGGACGCAAGATCTTGATCGCAGCGCCTGACGAAAAACCCTGCCAGGTCTACGACATCAACCTTGCGCACTGGCTGGATCAGACACAGCGCACCCTGCGCGAACACACCGACAGGCCTATAGAAATACGCCAGCGCAACCCAAATCGACAGCAGAGATTGAGCAATGATTTCCAATCAGCGCTGGCAGATGTGCATGCTGTGATCACGTTCAACAGCAATGCCGCTGTAGAATCCGTGATGAGTGGTGTGCCTGTGTTCGTGATGGCACCTTGTAGTGCAGCCTTGCCGGTGGCCAACACCGATCTTTCACGCATAGAGGATCCTTGGTTTCCTGATGCCGATCTTGTGCAAAAGTGGTGCCGGCATCTCGCATACGGACAATTCCATAACACCGAGCTGGCCAACGGCGTAGCTCGTGGCATCATACAATCGGAGTGGCCTCGATGAAACAACATCT